AATATTATACGGATGGCCGCTTTACCAATTTGAATTTCTAAAGCACGCTCCACTTTACCAAATTACAAGAATGCCATTAGGTACCACCATATATATTGGTACCAATGTACCGATACCATGAGAGAGATCAATTGGTACCAATTGACCAAGTCAATGGCTCCGCCTAAAAGATTTCAAATAAATTCTAAAAATTACTTCCTCACATACCCACACTGCTCTCTTACCAAAGAAGAGGCCCTTTCCCAAATCCAAGCCCTAAATACACCAACAAACAAATTATTCATACGAATCTGCAGAGAACTACACGAAGATGGGAGCCCTCATCTCCACATCCTCATCCAATTCGAGGGAAAATACAGATGCACAAATCAACGATTCTTCGATCTCGTATCCCCATCTAGGTCAGCACATTTCCATCCGAACATTCAGGGAGCTAAGAGCTCGTCGGACGTTAAGACCTACATGGAAAAAGACGGAGACGTCATTGATTCTGGAGTTTTCCAAGTCGATGGAAGATCAGCTAGAGGAGGTTGCCAGTCTGCCAACGACGCATATGCCGAGGCAATCAACTCAGGGTCAAAGTCATCGGCGTTGTCTATATTGAGGGAGAAAGCTCCCAAAGATTTTGTTTTACAGTTTCATAATTTAAATAGTAATTTAGATAGGATTTTTGCTCCTCCGTTGGAGGAATTTGTTTGTCCATTTTTATCTTCTTCTTTTGATCAAGTTCCCGAAGAACTTGAGACATGGGCTGCCGAGAATGTTAGGGATTGCGCTGCGCGCCCGTGGAGGCCTGTGAGTATTGTGATAGAGGGGGATAGCAGGACAGGGAAAACTATGTGGGCCAGGTCACTAAATCCACGTCATAACTATCTATGTGGCCATCTTGACTTAAGCCCCAAGGTTTACAGCAACGACGCTTGGTACAACGTCATTGATGATGTGGATCCCCACTACTTAAAGCACTTTAAGGAGTTCATGGGGGCCCAAAGGGACTGGCAAAGCAATACCAAGTACGGGAAACCAATTCAAATTAAAGGTGGTATCCCAACAATCTTCCTCTGCAATCCAGGCCCAACGTCATCATACACCGAGTATTTAGACGAGGACAAGAACGCAGCCCTAAAAGCATGGGCAATTAAAAATGCAACCTTCGTCACCCTCTACGGCTCACTCTACTCAGGTACCCATCAAGGTGCGACACAGGTCAGAGAAGAGGAGAGCACCTCGCAGGAGGAGGATTGATCTGAATTGCGGGTGTTCTATTTACGTCGCACTGGGCTGTGCAAACCATGGATTCACGCACAGGGGTCACCATCACTGCAGCTCAGGCATGGAATGGCGCGTATATCTGGACCGTGCCCAATCCCCTATATTTCAAAGTCACGAAGCACGCACAACGGCCATTCAATATGGACCAGGACATAATAACTGTACAGATACAATTCAACCACAACCTCAGATCTCAACTGGGTCTACACAAGTGCTTCCTGACCTTCAATATTTGGACTCACTTACATCCTCAGACCTCGCATTTCTTGAGGGTATTTAGGACCCAAGTGTTGAAGTACTTAGATAATTTGGGTGTAATTTCAATTAACAATGTAATTAGAGCAGTTGATCATGTATTGTATAATGTATTAGAGGGAACAGATTATGTACAAACACTTCATGATATAAAATTCAAACTTTATTAATTCTGTACTGAATCGTAGAAATACACTCTGATTTTTAAGGTAGCATAAACTGGATTACTGGCATGAGTGGCAGCCATATACAATAATAAAGCATTTTCAGTATGGTTCTCATATTTCGCCTGCTCTTGATGATTGTAAGTGACATGGTGATTCAACTTCCAGAATCTCTTTATGACAGCTTGTTCCTTAGACGCATATTGACCACCGGTAACAGTTGCACTGAACCTGTGTAAAACCTGCAAACGATCTCTTAATTCCTGTTTGACAGTTGCCGTACTGGGTTCATTCTCAAACATATTGAATGCCTCCTGGAAACCATATGGCGTTGAACCAGGTCTTCTATCTCTAACTAACCAGAATAAAACGTTGTTAGTGTGGTTCTTGGTCTTAATATTTTCATCCATCCATATTTTACCAATAATATAAACAGATTTTATGCAAAATCTCTTCCCAACACGATGGGTAAGCCCATTACCACGAGTAATATCAGACACACATAACAGGGTACCAGAATGACCCACATCATTTTTCTTCTCAAATGACTGGACCTTACACGGGCCTTCACACCCCTTAGGCACATCAGGGCTTCTATACATTCGGTACATCCTGGGCTTCCTGTACATGGGCCTTTGAGCCCATGATCTCCTTTTGTTTGTGACGAGGGCAATGGGGGCACTCGCACGGTTGGCATACTGGCTGTCGAAGTTCAGACGGCGCCGTACCTTGGAGACGGGAGTGAAAATCCCTATATCTGCTGGACGCTTCGACATAATTCTTGGCACGAATCACACCTATAAGATCACGGATCAGATCGTAACCCACCGTATCCGGAGAATACGTAGACTCTACAAGGAGGAGGTATTTAACCGCTAGCATACACCTGAAACCGTGAACGGTTTCAGGGAAATCGTTAAGTAAAGGATCCCACATCTCACACCGTTAAAATTAGGGCTGACGTATATAAAGACAAAAGCGTACGTCACTTTCCACTTATCTTACTTCCACAGCACAAATATCATTGGCCGACAGGGGGGGCCACCACGAAATTTCGGGCGGCCATCCGGT